TTCTTAATAAAAACTGGCAAGCGGTAGGTATCAAGTCCCCTGCTGATACCTTTGCTATGTTAATGACTGATACAGCTACCGGTCTTGACATTAGAGGTCTTGATTATATGGTCCCTCTTCGCTGGAATGAATGGCTCGATTTACCCATTGAAGAAGATGACCTATATGTACAAACTATAAATAGAAAAATTAAAATACCTAAAGTAATAATTTTATCTAAGTTTGATAGAGTACCGAAAAAACGCCCGAGGTTCTCTCAAAAAAATATTTGGATCAGAGATAACTTTACCTGTCAATATACCGGCAAAAAACTTCGTCCAGGTGAAGGTAATATTGATCACGTTGTCCCAAAATCTCGAGGTGGATCAACAGCTTGGGAAAATTGTGTATTGGCTTGTAAACAAGTTAATGCCAAAAAAGCTGATGCGACACCAGAAGAGGCTGGGCTTAAGCTGTTAAAAACACCTGAACCTCCTAAGGAACTACCTGTGTTTCACTATATTACAAATAAACACAATATTAAAGAGTGGGAAATATTTCTTAAAAACTAATTGCATTCCTTATCATTTTGATATAATATATGACGTTTATGAAGAAATACATTCTATCATTAGTCGGTGTTTTGGCCTTGGCTGCTACAGCTACTGCCGGAACAGATAACAAAGTCTCGAAAGAAGTCATCGATACTTGCAAGTTTCGTGACAGTGAGCTTCAAGTTGATGCTTTCGGTCTCGGTGCTTTCTACCAGGGCGGACGCCCTGGTTGGGGTGGCGGTCTTGGAGTAAACTACTTCTTCGCTAAGTACTTCGGTCTTGGCGTTGAGCAAGACCTTTTTGGTCGTAACGACAACGGTTCCAGTTCATATACTGAATGGGGAACTTTTGGTAATGCTTTTTTGCGCTATCCAATTTGTTCTTGGAACCTCGCACCATACGCTGTTGTTGGTGGTGGTGTAATTTACGGCAAAAAGACAGTCGGTGGCGGAACCGTCGGCGCAGGTCTTGAGTATCGCTTTACTGATAATATTGCTCTCTTTGGAGATGCTCGTTGGCTCTATACTGAAGACAACAGTGCAGTTATGGCTCGCACTGGTTTGAAGTTTGCCTTTTAATCTAAACTCTGATTAAATAATAATACATTCAATGAATCATACAATTACAAGCTCAGACGCAGGATGTTCAGCCTTTTGGCCACGAACAACCGGCACCATCTAAGCGGGTATTGTAAAGATTCTACTTGCAAAACCCGCTGATCCCAATAAAATGGGCAGCGGGTTTAAAGTTATAAAGGTTTCGTAGGAGGTGAACCTGAATCACCGAAACAGCCACCGTGAATCCGTGGGTACAGAAATGTAGAGGTGTAGGTTCATAAAAAGCGCGGGCGTAGCATAATGGTAATGCACTTCGTTGCCAACGAAGATACTGTCGGTTCGAGCCCGATCGCCCGCTTTTTAATTTCATGCCTGGTTAGTTTAATGGTAAAACGGTTGATTTGTAATCATCTGACGTCAGTTCGATTCTGTCACTGGGCTCATTTTTATGCATCGAAAGCTAAACGGCTAGGCAATGGTCTGCAAAACCATTATTAGACAGTTCGACTCTGTCTCGATGCTCCATTTAAACGGACCTGGCTGCAGCAAATAAACCAGGTCCAGGTAAGATAGTCGTTGCCTGTTAGTGTGTTAGGGCTACTTACTGTCGCTGGACGAGTTAGGCTGCGTAAAGCATTGACTCCAAGCATTTAGATTAACACAGGCTAGACGGATGATTCCGGGCTCCATGCCCGGTCTCGTTGAAGAAGAGACAATTTCCGGAACAAAACTCATCACATACTAAATATTTCAGTAGACTCGCGAAGCCTCTTAACAATGCTCACTAGGCGGGTGCTCGGGCGTGATAACAAAACCAGTACACATTAAGATGGGACGCCTTCGGTTTCTGGTACAAAAACACGCCCTCTCCCTCCTTAGTATAGTAGCATTACAATCGGTTGATAGCCGATAGAACAAGGGGCAGTACCTTGAGGAGGGACCATTTTTTACGGGATGTCGCCTAGTGGCTATGGCGCTGGTTTTGGGTACCAGTTTACCGGAGGTTCGAGTCCTCTCATCCCGATACTTTAAATGTGTAATAGTTAGCATGATAGATTAAATAAATATATGATTTATTATTTGTACGAAATTAAAAATAATATTAATGGTAAAATTTATATAGGCGCTCATGAATCTAAAAATGTAAATGATAGTTATATGGGATCTGGCAACCTTATTAAAAGAGCTTTGCAAAAATACGGTAAAGAAAATTTCACTAAAACAATTTTAGAGTTCTTTAATACTAAAGAAGAAATGTATGCAAAAGAAGCAAAAATTATAACTAAAGAATTTATTGATAGAAACGATGTATATAATATATCAATGGGAGGTTTAGGTGGATCAATGAAACAAAATCAAAAACCTTTTAGACAGAAACATTCTGAAAAGACAAAAGCTCTTTTATCAAAGAATTCTGCTTTTAGGAAAATAACCAAAGAAAAAAGACTTGAAATGAAAACTACTCATTGGTCAAAAACAAGACCTGAAGAGCAAAAAGAACATGCAAAATACGCAGGTAAATGTCGTTGGAAAAAAGACTCTAATAGAACAATAGAACATTTAGAAGGAACAAAACATAAAATATCTCAAACTCTTAAAAAACGAAATTTACTATTAAAAGAACAAGGTATACAACACCCTAACATTGGTTTAATTAGACAAAAAACTACTTGCCCGATATGTAAGAAACAAGGAGCAGCAAATGTAATGAATCGTTGGCATTTTAATAACTGTAAACAAATATCCAGTGTGGATATAGCTTAATGGTAAAGCCAAAGATTGTGGATCTTTCGATCTGGGTTCAATTCTCAGTATCCACCCTTGATATTTGAAATAGTTATTTTTGGGCTAATCTTGTGAATGGAGCCGACATTCTTTTTCTAGGGACCCCTCTAGGAAGAGTTAAGATTAATCCTGAGACGTCGCGGGTAAACGTCTCAATTTTTCGGGGAATTAGTTAAGTGGTATAACTCCTGATTTGCATTCAGGTGTCACCAGTTCGACTCTGGTATTCTCCAAACTTTAGCTCTAGTGGCGAAATTGGCAGACGCGACAGACTTAGGATCTGTTGCCGCGAGGCATGGGGGTTCGAGTCCCTCCTGGAGCATATTTTTAGGAGCGGTGGCTGAGCGGTCTAAAGCGGTCGATTACTAATCGACTGAACAGTAATGTTCCGTGGGTTCGAATCCTACTCGCTCCGTTCTTTAAAATTTTTATGGGTAGATGGCAGAGTCCGGTTTATTGCAGTACTCTTGAAAAGTACCGAGGTGAAATTCCTCCGTGGGTTCGAATCCTACTCTACCCGCCATTTTGATAAATAACTATATGACATTTAAACAATACTTTACGGAACAAAATTTATCTAAAGGTATGTCTTTAGAAGATATTGCTAAAAAGCATAATGTAGAAATTTCTGAACTACAAAAAGAACTTGAAAAAGGTTCCAAAGTTGAGCACGAGCATACTAATTCAGAAGAACATGCTAAAAGAGTAGCTATGGATCATTTAGTAGAAGATCCAAAATATTACACAAAACTTTCTAAAGCCGGTCTTTAATTGCAGAGTCGACAAGCGGTCTAAGTCACTGCGCTCATAACGCAGCATTCGTGGGTTCAAATCCCGCCTCTGCTATTTTTTTATGTCCGCTCACAAGTGGGATTGTAGACGGTCTCCAAAACCGTTGTCGTTTGACTAAGGGGTTCGATTCCTCACGGGCATGCCATTTTGCGGTGGTAGTATAATAGTAGTACAGTAGTCTTCCAAACTTCGGGCCTCGGAGCGTAACCGTGTCACCGCACCACTTTGGAGCCGTAGCTCAATTGGTCAGAGCACCGCCCTGTCACGGCGGGGGTTGCGAGTTCGAGCCTCGTCGACTCCGTATTCAGAGGTGTAGCTCAATTGGTCAGAGCACCACATTGATAATGTGGGGGTTGTTGGTTCAAGTCCAACCATCTCTATTTCTGGATCCTTAGTGAAATGGACTATCACTTAACGCTACGGACGTTACATTCTAGGTTCGAATCCTGGAGGATCCATTAAATAACTTTATGAAATGGTTACCTGTATTTTTATTGGTAACTTGTTTCTTTCTTTTTTGGCCGAGTTACAAGATTGTAGAAAATTCTCACGAACTAAAAATATTACCAGACGGCTGTGTTGTATATTCTCTGCACCATAAAATGGCTATGGAAGCTAACGAGATGCTTATGCCTTACCTCTGGTCAAGAGTTTTAGCAATTCATTTTTATGGTAAGGTAGGTCATGCAGTAAATGTATTTGTTTATAAAAATAATACTTTTGTATATGATCCGGGTTTAGGGACCTACCCCATTTACGAAAGACCCATTTATGATCCGTTACAACTCGCTGAAATAATGTATCCTGATACACCTATCAGAAAAGCAAATTTTTTAGAACCTACAATGCTCTTACAACATCAAACAGAATCCTTGCAAGTTGATACAAGTGCATTTAAAATTAGGTAAATGCAAGAAATTATAAAAGAAGTTGCCGGAATAACAATGACACTGTGTTTTATGTTTTGCTATATCCCACAGATTGTTAAAATATTTCAGAATAAATCTTCCCGAGATGTTTCTTTAGCTCTTATTCTTATGTCTATTGGAGGATATATCTCTGGAATGGTTTATATGTTTTTGGGAACTTTTGGTCTTTGGTGGTTCTTAAATTATTGTGTCGGGCTTATTATGTGCTCGATTCTTGTATACGCTTGGTTTAAGTATAAAAAATAAACGCGATACTGATAATTGCTGGAATAGTTAATGCGTGGTTAGCTTTTTAAGACGATACCTTTGATTATACTGAGAGCGTTTAGAGTTCTTTTTATTCCTTCCGCTAAATGTTTCAGTTTGAGAATGGCAGTTAGGGCACAGTAAACGAATATTGTTGGGGATATTGTTATCAGAATTACCATCTATGTGATCAAGGTGTAAGGATATTGGTTTGTCGTTCCATTCAGTTAAATTACATATTGTACATTTATAACCAATTGTTTTTGTTAAAAAACTTTTTAAAGTGTTAGGTTCGCTACATTTATTCTCTTTTATTTTTTTCATTGTAACATTTTTAAAGCGATGCTCTGCTTGGCATTTATTATTACAAAATTTGCCTTTTGAACTAGAAGTCTCATAAGTAAAAATAGTATTGCAATATAAACAACTTGATTCTTTTTTCATAACATTTATATTTATACGAGCACATCTTAAAAATGAACAGGTCTGAATAAATAATTTACGGGGGGGTTGTTGTAATGGTAGCGATTCTCGTTTACACCGAGACAGCAGAGGTTCAATTCCTCTACCCCCTACCACTTTAAATAATAATATGAAAAGAGTAATTACAATTGATTTTGATGAAACTTTAGCAACTGAAATGAATACAGGTTGGGGTAAATCTTTAGTTCCTTATAAAGCAGTCTTAGATCTTATTGAAAAAGAATATAGACAGGGGTCTGAGATTCATATTGTTTCTTTTAGATCTGAAAAAGACAGACCTGAAATGGAACGGTTTGTTCGTCAACATCAGTTACCTATAAAGTCTATTGTTTGTACGAATTTAAAGAGTAAAACACCCTATCTTCTTAAGTTAGGTTCTAATCTCCATGTGGACGATATGGAGTTTGCATTAGATGATGCTAAAAAAGCGGGCATAGAAACTCTTCGTTTTAAAGAGGGTAAGTTTGTTTCTTAATTTTTTTGTTGCAGTTCCTCGTAGATCATCTACAATGATGTTTGTCAATTAGACACAAACACAACAAAATAATAAACATATGGCACATCAATTAGACTTCAGTAAAGGAAAAGCTGCTATAGCTTATTCTTCAGAAGGTGGAACACCTTGGCACAAATTCGGAACTAAATTCAAAAAAGGATTTACTTCCGAAGAAGCGCTCGAGGCTGCTGGGCTCGATTATGAGGTCGAGCTTCAAGAACTGTCAACTCCTCACGTTACTTGCGAATCACACAAAGCGATCGTTCGTACCGATACCCAATCTGTTTTGGGTGTTGTTGGCAACAATTATGAACCTCTGCAAAACAAAGACGCATTTCGCTTCTTTGATGCCTTGGTTAAGGGTAAAACCGCTATTTATGAGACCGCAGGCGCTCTTAAAGGTGGCCGTCAAATTTGGCTTCTTGCTAAAATTGAAGGTCAGATTGAAATTCTTAAGAATGACCCTATCAACAAGTACTTCCTCTTGACAAACAGTCATGACGGACTTCGTGCTGTTGCGGGGCGCGTTACCCCGATTCGGGTAGTTTGCGACAATACTTTGACGGCTGCTATCAGTCGTAAGGTTAAGGAAGAGATCCGTATTGTCCATCGTGGTAATGTTGCCGATCGCTTGGAGTTCGCTGGAGAACTCTTGGCTAAAGTCGGAACTTATTATGATGAACTCTCTGAGGTTTATCGTAAGTTTGCTAAGACTTCGATGAAAGATAAACAAATGCGCACTTACATCGCTGAAGCTCTCCGTCCTTACGGTGGAGTTAAAACTGAAGAAGAAGCTCTGGAAATTGCCAAACTTCAGGAAGAAGAAGGTATGTCAGTGCGACTCCAGACTGAAGTTCAGAATGTTATGAACTTGGTTGAAGTAGGTCGCGGTACTGATATCAAAGGTGTTCGCGGTACTCTCTGGGGCACTTATAATGCTATCACGGAGTACGTCGACCATCACAAGACACCTCGTTCCGGTGATGAAGGCCGTGTTCAATACATTGGCTTCGGTACTGGTAAGATGGTTAAAGATGCCGCTCTCAAGATCGGAATGCGGTTTGCTAAGACTGGGTTCGTTACAAAAGATCTTTTGGCTCTAAATTAAATATAGAGCTAGGTCTTAATACTAGCACCCCTTGGTAGCTTCGGTTGCCAAGGGGTTCGCTTTTTTATGGTCTTATTAAAAACGATATTAACCATGCTACAAAAGCTATAAAGTAATATCTCATACTAATACTTAATTTGACATTGGTAACTTAATGGAATAGCTCTTAAATATTCATTACGACCGTGTCCGACGAGATTATTAATTTTTATAAAAAGGTTTCCGATACTGAAGAACCTCAAGAACCTATTGAAGAGCAAAAAGAAACACCTGCTCCTGCACTCCCCCAGCCCGATGAACCCTTTGATAAGTTTCTTTTTGAATTAGCTGAAAAGCTTAAAAACGAGAAAGTTATCACTGAAAAGCAGCAAGAGACGTTCGAAGAGCAAATTAAACAACCAGTTTTAGAAGAAGATAAAAACTCAGACGACCCTTTTAAAAAGTTTATCGGGTCATTTGCAAATATTTTAAAAGAAGATGAATTAGTTAATAGAGAAGAGAATATTAAAGAAGCTACGATTAGCTTCATTAATAAATTAAAAGAGCAGCCAGAAGAACCTTTTATTATTGATGATCAACCTTTAGTAAAAACTAAAAAGAAATATTTACCTCCAAAAATAAAACAAAAGGTTGAAAAGTTACCTCAAGTTATTAAAAAAGAAGAACCGGTAGTTGCTGAACAAGCTGACGAACCTGTTAAAGAAGAACCTAAAGACGAAAACAAATACGTCCAAGAACTCAAAACAGCTGATAAGTCTAACAAAAAATTACCTGAAAAAATTAAAAGCGTTTCAGATATTAAATCAATTGTTGAAAAACAAGTTGCTGAGATTTTATCCCGTTACCCTAATTTAGGTTTCACAGGCGGGGGTGGCGGTACTAATGCTATTCAGTACGCTAAAGGTGGTACTATGGACGGAGATCTCAATGTCACTGGTAAATTTTTATCAGGTGGTGTTGATATTTCTACGTTATTTGGTTCTGGTGGTGGAGCTGTTTCAGGTATTCCAGATCGTTTAATTTCTGGTTCTCGATCCCTTATTTTAAACACAGACGGTTCAATTAGTTTCCCTGATAACTTTATAACCGCTCCAGACGGAGAGGTACTAAACATACAATCTGAAACAATTTCACCTTCTTCGTTTTCTAGAATTTCTCTTTCTCCATATGCTTTCTTTGCTTACGACAATGAAGGCAATTCAATTTCTTTTGACGTTGTTGACAATACAATTGAGCTTATATCAAAGAATGAATACTCCTGGAAATTTAATAACCAGGGCGTTTTAGTTGGACCTAACAACACTCTAACAGTTACCTCTTTAAGCTCTCTAGGTAAAATTTTATCTGGCGGTAAAGACATATTAGATATCTTCGCACTATCAGGTACAGGTGGTGGAGGCGGTTCTGGAAGAGACGATGTCAATACAATTGTAATTGAGAATTCTGCGACATGGATTGATACATCAACAATTGTACAGAACGGTTCTGCAAGCTGGGATACAGCTTATAATACAGCAACAGTATTTCAAACGAATTCGGGTAATTATATTCTCGATGGAGGCAACTCCAAAGGGTCGAGTATCTATATCGGAACAGTTGACAATAATAATGTTTACTTTGAAACAAATAGTTCTGCAAGAGCAGTTATCGATACAGCTGGTAATGTCGGTATCGGTATATTTTCCCCTACAACTAAACTAGAAGTAGACGGAACAATTACTACAACAAGCGATGGTAACTCCGTACAATGGAATACAGCTTATAATACAGCTACAGCCTTACAAAGCATTTCTGGGAATTACCTTTCCTTATCTGGAGGTATTGTTACAGGGGATGTTACTATTACTGGTAACCTAACTGCCCTTGGCACCACTTTATTCCAGAATACAGTCTTTACAACAGCTTCTACTCTATCGGTTATTAACACAGGGCCTGGACCAGCTCTATATGTTTACCAGTCATCTGGACCCTATGATGTAGCTTCTTTCTATGATGGAGATGGCATTGAGGTCTTACACGTTGGTAATGCTAATCCCAACGGTCTAGGCAGAATTGGTATTAATGAAAGCTTTCCAAACTTAGAGTTGACCGTAAGGGGTTCAGTCTCTGCTACCAGTACTGTATTTGCCTCAGCTATTAATATATCGACAAGTATACTTTCAGCTGGGGTTAATTTATTAGATATCCTTACTGATGACCAGACTCTTTATTATACTGAGTCTTCAGCACGACTTTCAATCTTAAATGGCAATACAGTTTCATTGTCGTCGATTAATTCTACCTTTGCAGCTAATTCAGGCAAATATGAATCAGTATATACAAACGTACAAAGCAACTCAAGTAATTGGCAAGCCGCTTATACCAATGTTCAGAGCAATTCAGCAAATTGGAATAATGCCTACAACACGGCAACAGTTTATCAAACCAATAGTGCTTCATATGCTACTCAAAATTATGTAAATACTAATTTCTTAGCTCTTTCTGGAGGCACTATTTCAGGACCTGTTAGAATTGATAACAACTTAACTATAAATGGTAATTTAACCGCAACGGGAACCACAACATTTGCTAATACGGTATTCTCTGTAACTAGTGCACTAAGTGTGGTTCATATCGGTGACGGGCCCGCTCTTTTTGTTGGCAATAACGGTCTAGGGGACATCGCTTCTTTTTGGGATCTTGATCAAGGTATTGAAATCTTTCATGTTGGCGGCAATAATGGAACCCATCCTAATGTAGGTGTTAAGACTTCGACACCTAATAAGGATTTTACTGTTAATGGGGAAATATCAGCTACAGAAACAATTTATGCTAATAACTATCTGTCAGCTGGTGTCAATTTATTAGACATATTTACAGGAGGTGGCGGAGGCGGAGGAGGTACAGCAGAAAAGAGATTTGACTACACAACAGTTTTAGGAATTGATTATTCATATTCAGGAACAGCTATTCAAGATACTCCAGAAACATCTTTTACTTGGAATCTTGTTCGCTTAACCTACAACGATAACGGAACTATTTTTAATCAAGCTTTTGCTATAAATTCTTGGACTGGAAGGTTGACGGCCACTTACGTCTAAAATAAGTGTTATTATGCAAGTCTTCGCTATAAAATCAGGAAACTGGTCAGACTCTACAATCTGGAGCTATCAAGCAGTTCCCGGTGTAGAAGATACTGTATATAGTGCCGGAAAGACTGTTACTATAGATGCAGATATTGCTTGTAATTTAATAACAACAGATAGTCCTTTTGAAGATCAGTTTTTTGGAGGGGAGTTTATATTAGAAGATAATGTAACTTTTATTGGAGGTATTGCTGCTAAAACAAATACCTGTTTAAAATTCTATGGTACAAATTCTACAATTATTGGAAGTATATCTGGAGGAGATGGAGGGTATATGGCAGGGATTGAGAATTTAGGTTCTGGGACTTTAAATATTCTTGGTGAAGTAAGAGGAGGTAATGGAGGTTATAGTTACGGGGTTAACAATACATCTACAGGCACTATAAATCTATCAGGCACTTCTTTATTGGGTCTTGGAGGATACTCTTGGGGTATTTGGAATACAGGTTTAGGAAAAGTTTTTATAAATGGTCAAGAATATACAGGTGAAGGAGGTTTTATAAATGGCTAATAGATTTGCTATAGCAAACACAAACTTTGATAATACTGCAACTTGGTCTACGACCCCAGGGGGTGTAGGAGGCGCATCAATACCTACCATTGGGGATAATGCTATTGCTAATAATAGAACTGTTACAATTTCAGCTAACGCAATTTGTGATTGGATTTTAAATGATACAACAGGGGGAGCTACAGGAGGGGGGGGTTTTAGTTTAGGTAGTGGTGTTACTTTAACAGCTAATGTTTCGGCTGGTATAGTAATAGTTTGTTTAAGTTATAGTGGCATAGGAACAAGTAATATAATTGGCAACATATATGCAGGGACTGGAAATAACACTAGAGGTGTATCAAATAATTCAACAGGTACACTAAATATTACTGGTAATGCTTTTGGTCCTCCGACAGGTGTAAACCAACCTGCTGCCGTATATAATGCTTCTAACGGTATTATTAATTTTGTAGGTAATGCTATAGGTGGAGGTCAGAGTTCGGGGTGGGGATTATGGAACACATCCACTGGAACTATTAACGTTACTGGTAATGTTATTGGTGGAACTGCAGCCGCAGGGGCCAATAACGCTGGAGTAGGCACTATATCTATTTTTGGAACTGCTAGTGCTTCTAATTTTACAAATGGAGCGACTAATACTTCTACAGGTTTACTGTATATAACAAAAGTTGTAGGTAATAATTTTGGTTTAGGTACTGTCGGTGTAAACAGCGTAGTTGGAGCTTCAAATACTCAAAACGGCAGAATGTATGTAGAACAAGTGGAGTTCGGTCCAAGAGGTCAAACCCCAATTTCTGGACCAGTTTATATTATCCCTTCAAATAGAAATACTCTTACAGGTGTTCTAACAGCTTTAGGAAATACTGTAACATTTTATAACTCTTTATCTGTAAACGGACTATTACCACCAGTAAGTTCAGTAAGACTAGGAACAGTTTATAATGTCGGTAATTCAGTTGGTACAATGGCAGTTCCTTCAGCTAGTGCTGTAGAATTTGGAGTACCTGTTGACAATACAGTCGGTGTAGCTGCTTTAACACCTCAAAATGTTTGGGGATATTCTAAATTGTCTGCAACAGATGTAGGATCAATGGGTGATAGACTTCGTAATACAGCTACAGCACAATCTGTAGGAAGTCAAATAGCTTCATTTAATTTATAATGTATGGCAAATGTTTTTGCAACAAGAACTGGTGTTTGGTCAGCGACTGCTACTTGGAACACTTCTGCTTTACCAACAACTGTAGATGACGTTTGGTCTAACAACTTTATAGTATATGTTGATGGTAATTTTCAGGTACTTTCAATACGTAATAAAGCTACAACAGGTATTACGGCTGGTGGTTATTTTATTTTAAACAATGGCGTATCTTTGTCAGCAAATGTTGAAGGTGGTGGAACTTCTGGTGTTGCAAATTCATGTTTACAATTTTTATCAGCAGCACCAGCTTCAGCTTCTTTATACGGTAATCTTTCAAGTAATAATACCACAGTTAATATACCAGGGGCGGTCTATCATAATGGCACTGGTACTTTAACAATTTACGGTAATCTTTTAGGTGGCGTTAACGCCGGAGGTAACGCCAATTCAGGAATAATAACAAATAATACAACTGGCACATTAACAATGTATGGTAGTGTTACAGGGGGTACAGGGGCGGTATTAGGGTTTTATGGTATTATTAATAATAGTTCTGGTACTGTTAATATAAATGGTAACGTAACTGCAGGTGTTCCTTCAGGGGGTAATACCAACAATCAGGGTCTTAGAAATTTAAGTACTGGCACAGTTAATATTACAGGTAATGTAACCGGTACTATAAACCAAAGCGAAGGCATTTTAAATGGTTCATCGGGTACTGTTAATATAGTTGGTAACGTTATTGCAGGTTCAAACAATTTAGCGCACGGTATTAATAATAGTAGTACAGGTACGGTTAATATTGTAGGTTCGGTTTTAGGTGGTACAGGTGCATCAATACACGGTATTAATAATAGTTCTACAGGTAATGTAACTGTAAGCGGAAATGTAACAGGGGGCCCGGGGACAACAGCGTATGGAGTATACAATAATGCAGCTGGTTATGTTTTAATAACGGGTAATGTTATTGCAAATACAGGTGACCGTTCTTACGGTGCTTTTAATAATGCGACTGGTTACATGCAAATTCGAGGGACAGCTATAGGTAATGGGTGGGGGTTAGGATCTTCTGGTGTTGGAGCTGCTGCACCAGGTATCTTTGGATCTCAAACCGGAACAACTATAATACAAGGCTTATCTTGTGGTCCTAGAGGTCAATGGCCAACAGCTGGAAATGTTTTTATATTACCTACTAATACCTCGACAGCTACACTGTTTACATCAGCTTCTGCTGCACAAGTATTATTTACATCTCTTTCTGCAAACATAACACCACCTGTATCTTCAGTAAGACTAGGAACAAAATATAATTTAAATGACTATACAGGTACTTGTGCTATACCTTCTATAAGTTCTGTGTTACAAGGAGTAGCTGTAGATAATTCTATAGGTATTGCAGCTCTACAACCACAAACAATTTGGAGTGTCCAGACAAGTGCTATAGATACAAATTCATTAGGAGGGAGGTTAAAAGAATCAGCAACAGTTCAAAGCTTTGGACAATTGTTGACGGCTTTTAATATATAGTTATGGCAAATGTCTATGCAGTAAAAAATGGTAACTGGTCAGATACTACTTTGTGGAATACAAGTAGTTTGCCAACCATTATAGATGATGTTTATGCCAATAACTTCACTGTTTATGTAGACATTTCACCTCAAGTAAGTTCAGTAAGAAATTTATCAGCAACAAGCATTACAAGAGGCGGTTCATTTATTTTGAATAACGGGGTTTCTTTGTCAGCTAATGTAATTGGTGGAGGCCAAGAAAATATTTTTTGTGTAAGATTTTTATCTGCAGCTCCAACTTCTGCTTTTATAACAGGTAATATTTCTACAAGTGGTTCTTTAGTAAATGTAAGACAATCTTTTGCTTTAGAATTAAGCGGCACAGGAACTTTAACTGTCTATGGAAGTGCTATTGGCGGAAATAATAACAATAGTGGCACCGGTGTGAGTGATGGTTATATACAGGTAAATGCACCAGGTACATTTAATATATTTGGTGATGTACAAGGTAGTTTAAACGGCAACGTATACTGGGGCATTAATAACAGAGCAGCAGGTACAGTTAATATTGTTGGCAATGTAGCAGGAAGAACTGTTTCTGTCGGTGGTGTATCTCACTATGTTGTTTATAATGCTTCAACAGGTACTGTTAACGTTACTGGAAATGTTAATGGGGGTGTAGACAATACTAATGTAGGCATATATAACAACAGTACAGGTGTAGTAAATGTAAGAGGTAATGTAACTGGAGGGTTAGGTACAGCAAATACAGGTATAAGAGGTATTGTTAATAGTGTTGCGGGAACAGTTAATATAATTGGAGATGTAGCTGGTGGTCAAAACGGACATGAAGGTGTATTGAATAACAGTACTACAGGGGTTGTTAATATAACAGGTACTTGTTTTGGAGGGTATTTGGTGAGTACTGGCTCAAGTCAACACGGTGTTAGTAACAACGGTGTACTAAACGTGTTTGGAGGAGCCATTGGAGGAACTCTTACTACTAATTATGGAATAAATAACGGCAACTCTCCAGCAACAGTAACTCTATACGGGAATGTTAGTGGGTATGCTGGTGTTAATGCTAACGGTATTCGTAATGGCACTGGCACAGTTAATGTAATAGGTAATACATATGGAGGTCAAGGAACTAGTACACCGGGTATAGTTAATGGTTCAACAGGGTCGATTTTTCTCACTGGGGATTGTTATGGTTATGGTTATATCCCAATTAATAGAAGTGGAGTTACTATAAACGGTACGGGCGGTTACGGTATACATAATGTAGGTAACGGTAATGTAATAGTTACAGGAAATGTTTATTCAAGTAATTTAAGAGGAGACGCTTGGGGTATTGATAATAGTGCAGCCGGTACAGTTACCGTAAACGGTAATGTATATGGTGGTAATGGTGGTAATAACGCTTGGGGGATAAGAAACAATTCAAGTGGTTTTTTCATTATAAATGGTTCTTGTTTTGCAGGAAATATAGCAGGTGCTAACGGGTGTTATAATGGGGGTAGCGGTACTATAGTAGTTACTGGATCTGCATACGCAGGATTTGCAAATTCGAGCTGTGGGGTGTTTAACAACTCTACTGGTACAATAATTGTTTCAAGTTCTGTTGTGGGGAATGGAACAGGGGGTAACAGTAGAGGGGCTGAAAATGCATCAACTGGTACTATTATTATAGGTGGAGCAGCTATAGGGGGAAATTTCGGTAATACGGGTTATGGTGTTTCTAATAATACTACTGGTATAGTTAGAGTTAAGAGAGCAGTAGGTAATGATTGGGGTTTAGGTTATACTACAGCACTAGCAGGTACGCCAGGAGTCTTTTCAAACGTTCAAGGTTCCCAAACTTTTGTAGAAGAATTGGAATGTGGTCCAAGAGGTCAATGGCCAACAGCAGGTGTTATATTCTTTACACCAAATCCAAAAGCTACATCTCATTTTGTAACAGATACCTTTCAAAATTATTCTTTAATACAATCAAATTCTGCTGATAATCTTTTACCACCTGTAAGTTCAGTAAGACAAGGTACAACTTACAGTTTAGGACTCAGTACAGGTACTTGTGCAATACCTCCTGCTAGTTCTGTAGGTTTTGGTGTATCCGTAGATAATACAACAGGTACTGCAACTTTAGTGTCAACAAATGTTTGGAATATTTCATCCCAAGAAATAACCGATAATCAAAGTATTGGAGGAAGACTTAAGAATACTTTGACAGCTAATGCAGCAGAAAGATTAGTAAACTCATTTAATTTGAATTAAAAAACGTTTCCTTTAATATACTTTGTATGATCGAGTATTTTAAAGATTGTGCAGGTTCTCCAGAAGAGGAACGTAATGACTGTACAGTGAGAGCTTTAGCCATTTCAACAGGCATGCCTTATCATGACTGCTATATGTACTTGGCTAGTTTTGGACGTAAACCTAATAAAGGAACCAATATTCGAAAGTTCTTTAAAAATAATAAAACCGTTTTTCGTTATAGCTTTACTAAATTAAAATTCCGTAAATCAATTACTCTTAATAAATTTGTTAAGAAATATCCAGAAGGTACCTTTTATGTTAGAAAATCCAAACACGTCTTTGTGGTTAAAGATGGAGTAGCAATTGATATGTCAAAACCTAGTACATATTGTAGAATTACTGATGCCTGGGAAGTAAAACCGCTTGAATAATTTTAAAGTTTTATTAAAATATTTACATGCCACTTTCTGACGAAGACATGTATAGTATTATGGGCCCGACATCTATGGCACCTGATGAATTAGGTGAAATTAAACAATCAACAAGACCAAAAAAGCAATATTACTCTTGGGACCACTTTCACACATTAGTTGGAGAGATAAAGAAAAAGGTTAAAACAGCACCTAATATCATTGTTTCTATAGGTAAAGGCGGGTCTATCCCTGGGGTTATCTTAGCAGAACACTTTGAGTGCAATAACCTTAATCTTGGTTTGAAGTCCTATAAAGGACAAGAACGCGGTACAATACACGAGTATCAAGGTATTAAATGTTACGACGGCTTGAGAGATGCTAATATTCTTATCGTTGATGATATTGCCGATTCAGGGGAAACGTTCAAGTACGCTGTCAAAAAATTTATCGGTAACGGCTGTGAAAGAATTGAAACAGCTTCGGTATTTTACAAGCCTTGTTCAAAATTTAAACCCGATATCTACGCAGAAGAAGTTGACGAAACTACTTGGATTGTCCAGCCCTGGGAAGCTTTTGATTAAAGCTTTTTAAGAAACCGTTTGTATATTTCCCAGTAAGGCTGAAACACCTTTGTAAGTTTTTCAGGCTTTAACTTTTTGTAGTCTACCCAAGCATAATCTTTATGCTCCCAAGACAAGGACGGCTTAAATTCTTTTTTAACGCTTTTAAAAAATGAATAAACCGGTTTTTGTACTTCGTCTTTAGTAATTTTTAATTTCCCGATCATTTCCCCGTCCGGGTTCATTCCCAGTTCTTCAAAACATTCTCTTTGGGCTGTTTGAAAAGGTTCTTCTCCAGGCTCTCGGTGCCCACCTGGGAATGTCCACTTACCGTTATCCTTTTTTAGGAGAAGAACTTTTTTATCGGGAGTAACAAAAACTATTCCCGCTCCAATGTAATCATCTTTTACATACTCACGAAATTTCATTGATTTAGTATTTATCTAGTGTATAATACTAAGCAAATGGAAAACGTAGCAGTATATCTACAAAAAGGTGAGTTTTCTGGTCGCGAGCATATTGATCGCGCCTTGAAGAGGCTCAAAAATAAAATCGACAACGAAGGTATTATTGAGACTGTTCGTATTAAAAGAGCCTTTGAAACTCCGGCAGAACGCAAAATTCGCAAACGCCGGAAGCTTCAAAAGTCTATTAAGATGCTTAAGCTTAAAAAGCAGCAACAGCCGCGCAATTAAGCTACTTTAGCAGCTTTACGCGAGTTCTTCTCTTCTTGAATAGCTTTACGCTCAGTTTTGGCATACTTGCCAATTTCTTGAAGAGCTTTTCTGGCACGAGCACCAGCAGCATTATTGCCACCGTAGAACTTTTCAGCTTCAACGGCAAAGGCTTCAACGAGTTGTTTTAGTGTTTCGGATGTGTTAGGCATAATAGTAATAGTTAAACAATATACCTGAAAATATCAACTACTTGATTTAATTAGAAAAGCTGTTAAATTTATACCGTATGAAATACATCTTACTCGCAGTTTTGGTAGTCTCTGCTGTTATGACTACTGCTTGTGCCTCGAAAAAAGAGTGCAAGTCACCGTGTAAAACAACCGTTAGTTGTATTAAATAATAACGATGTTTTATTACATACAAAACAAACAGAATAGACAACTTACCCTTAAGGGCTGAGTTCTAGAACGTTTTGTTTTAAGACCCGGCCCTCGCAAGAAGGCCGGGTTCTTTTTTTCGATCTTTGACAGTTTATAACAAGTTTTGCAAGGCGGGTATTCTGTCTACTGCAAGAACAAGAGATCTTTTTGTAGATCTCCAGAGTCGTCTAAAGTAATATCTCATTAAACGAAATAACTCTTTAGATAATTCTGGTTCCATGTAGTAGCCAGGAAAACCTATGCCTCCATACATGCCATATACAAATCCAAGATCGACTTTTGATCGATTTTGTTTCATACACCGTTATTTATTCCTTATTAGCTTGACAATACATGAATTTTAGTTTAAATTTTCTTAAACTTTCAATAAAAATTTTACGGGTAGATCGCATAGTGGCAATTGCCGAAGACTGTAAATCTTCTCTCTTTTGAGTTCGTAGGTTCGAGTCCTACTCTACCCATTTCTATATTAAAAAAAGTTGTGTAATAGTAACACATAGAATAAATAATATAATGATCTACTATTTGTATAAAACTATTAATTTGACTAATAATAAATTTTATATTGGGATACATCAAACTACTGATATAAATGATGGCTATTTAGGTTCCGGTAAAGAACTTAAAAAAGATATTAAAAAGTTTGGTAAAAATAATTTTGTAAAAGAGGTTTTACAATTTTTTAATACAAAAGAAGAAATGCTCTTAAAAGAAGCAGAAATGGTTGATTTAGAATTTTGTACAAGAAAAGATACATATAATGTTATGCCGGGTGGTGGTTACGGTTCCGCAGAAAGTAATGGTTTATCTTTTAAAGGTAAAAAACATACTGAAGCAGCAAAAGAAAAACTTAGAATAGCTAATTTAGGTAAAAAGATGTCTAAAGAAGCCAGAGAAAAAATGTCTAAAAATAATTTTGCTAGAAGAAATCCTGTAAAACAAAAAGAACATGCCAAAAAGATTGCATCTTTTAAAAAATCAGCCGAACATAAAGAAAAAATAAGACAAAGTCTTTTAAACACTCTTTCATTAATAAAAGATAATACAGGTGAACACTTCAATTTAGGTAAAAAACGGATAAAGTTAATTTGTCCGTACTGTAATAAAGAAGGCTCGGGTAAGCATGTTATGTACAGGCATCATTTTAAAAACTGTAAATTACGTATTACGGGGTAGTTCAATTGGTAGAGCACCAAACTTTGGATTTGGTAGTTGGAGGTTCGAGCCCTCCCCCCGTAGCGTTTTTAGTTGCATGTTCTGAAAGGTTCCAGTATATTGTAGGTCATGAAATTAGATACAGCCATTCTTCTTCTTATTGCTTTCGGGCTTATTGCTGGAAGCATTGTCTCGGAACTTCAACACCGTCGAATTAAAGACTTGCAAACACAGGTCGATGAACTTAAAATCATTGTCAATCAAAGGACTTTACCGGCTTTGATGCTTGATAAAACAGCTTTTAGTGTTCGATAATATGGAAGATTTTGATGGTTTAGGTTTATGATTTTTAGCTGGGTTAGTGTAATTGGAAGCACCGACAGTTTTATAAACTGTGTGCCCTAGATGAGGGCCGAGCATGGGTTCAATTCCCATACCCAGCATATTTTTGTTCTTTTAAATTTTACGGGGTGTTAGCTTAGCGTTCTAAAGCAGTCGGCTCATAATCGATTGACCCTGGGTTAGAATCCCAGACGCCCCACCACTTTTCGGATTCAAAGCATTAAAGTGATGCAATAGACTTTTAATCTATTGAAGAAGGAGCGTTACCTTCTGGATCCATATACCAGCGAACGCACAAGGTGTGCGACCGAACTGTTAATTCGTGTGAGCTTGGTTCAATTCCAAGCGCTGGTGGCACTTTTCGTCTCGTTCGTTCAACGGATAGGACAAGGGCCTTCTAAGCCTTTAATGTAGGTTCGATTCCTACACGAGACACCATAATTAACATAACGTCGCCATCGTCTAACGGTTAGGACACATGGTTTTCATCCATGTAATCGGAGTTCGATTCTCCGTGGCGATGCTTTACCAAAACCAAATTTCATGAGAAGTCTCGTAATAAGGAGGCCTATCTCTGTTAACCGGATCAATATTAATTTTGTTATAGATTTTATAATCGTAATCTTTTATCTTTGTAGTATAAGTAAAAACTGTTTCGTTCTTATGTATTTCTGAAATACCTTCTTTTGTATAACTATAGTTACCAGAAATTTGACAACCGGTAGCAAAACAAGTTGCCAGAATAATAAAACCCTTTATACTCACGATATTATTTAAACCTTTATGAGTAAAATACCATTACCTAAAAAAATCGGTCAAGGAACACCAGCTAATATTAAACAAGATGTTCAATATTTTGATACATCTCATCACGGCTCGTTTTTTCCTTTCGGTATATATTTCACTTCAACGTTTGGTGTAATGCCCTGTACAATCCATATTAATAAAACATATACCGAAGACTTAGTTTTCTTTTTAAGAGAGAAAGGAGAAATTTTCCAAGACTTAGTTTCTATATCTGCAGGTTCACCTCGTTCTATGACTCTTAGTATGTATCAAGATGATTTTGAACTCGATGAACCGGAGTATAAGGGTACTTTTCTTTATAAAGATTGTGTTATTAATTTTTCAAGAACTACATCTCGTAAGCATAAAAAAGCTAACGATACTCCGCCACTTTTTAATATCTCAATCTATTACAAACCGGGGACAACGCCCCCTGTAAAAGATTTTGATAAATTTTTATACGAAGAAAAACTTAATAGTGTTATTCATACTATTTTTCGGGATGAACACGGAGGAATAGTTTTTGAACCTTTTGAAACTGTTGTCCCAGAAGGTTATTCAGTTGAAAAATACTATACACCAGAATTTCAACCTATTCATAAACATATTGTAGAAAATCTTCAAAAGAGTGAATCAGGGTTATATCTCTTTCATGGTGAACCAGGAACAGGGAAGACTACATACATTAAACATCTTGCAAGTATTATTAATCGAGACATGATTTATGTCCCTGTGGCGTTTATTGACTCTTTGGTTGATCCTTCGTTCTTACCAGCATTACTTAAAAAACGTCATTCTATTCTTGTTATTGAAGATGCTGAAAAGGCCTTATTAGCTCGAGATCCCGGTGATTCGTCCTCCTTAGTTTCTGCTATCCTCAATATTACAGATGGTATTATGGGAAATGTGTTTTCAATCTCTGTTATTGCTACTTACAACTCTCCCAGAGCAGGGATCGATAAAGCTCTTCTTCGTAAGGGCAGATTAAAAGGTGAACACAAATTTGATAAGCTTCCTGTTGAACAGGTTCAGCAAATCCTTGATTCTAATAAGATTAAATTTACTGCTAAAGAGCCAATGACTTTGGCAGAAATATTCAACACCCAAGAACCCGATACTCTCACTACAAAAGAGCTGGTCGAGGAAAAAAGAATGGGCTTTTTTTAAGATAGTTAGTTGAAATGTCAAAAACTGCATTTAATATTAAACATGTTATGAAAAACACAAACACAACCATCACGACGATGGGTCTTGACGAAATCGCTGACTTCTACATTCCGGCCAATGCGCCTAAGAATGTTAAGTCCTGCATCGTCGAGAACTATCTCGATACTACCCGCTATGAGTTCCTCGGGTTTGTTGATCGCTCGAACACGGCAATTCTTCGCCAACGCTTTCATAGCGTTCGCGATAACAATGGCCGTTTCGCTAAGATCCGCAATACTCGCCGTGCTCGCTAATCGGTAAGTAGTAGAACATCATGAACCCGGTTTTGGGCTTGACTCAGAACCGGGTTCCTGTTATACTGACATCATGAAAAAATTAGAAAAAGAATTCATTAAAAAAGGCTTCAAATACACTTTAGTTACTCGTAAAGGGGATGTCGCCATTTACGAACAAGTAAACGCAAAATTAAAAGACTCTAAATCTAATTACGAGGTTGTTCAGATTAAATCTCATAACGGATACGAAATCGGTGGATCAAAAATTGTAGCCGCTGAAGTTTATCCAGGCTCTTCCCAATGGGGTCTCCTTGGATGGACCTATCAAGATCTTCCGGCAGCTGAAAAACGCTTTAAAAGACTTATTCGAGGATTGAACTAACAAGGTCTTCGAAAGATTCTTTCTTAAGAAACTTCTTAATTTCTTTCTTAGGCATTTCTTTAGCAACTTCTTTAGCTGCACCAGAAACACCCTTTTGACCTTTCTTAGCGCCCATCACAGCTCCGAAGAACTTTCTTTGTTTTTCTGATTTTGCTGGCATATTATGATTAATTAAGCAATATATTACAAAATGGCTGCAGTAAAACAAAAACGTCAAAAGCGAGTAGATCTTGTTTGCATACTAACAGGGGAAGTAATTCCTAAGCAACCAAGAGCCAGGGTTGATAAACAGGCTAAAAAGCTTAAGTTCGATGACTCTGAGGATTACATTAATTACTTTATCTCTCGGGATGCTCGTAAATTACTATCTAAAGGTAGTTCGGAGTTAGAAATTCGTAAACAGTACAAATGTAAGGAAACAAAACCAATTCCTTTTCACATACTGAAGTGCTACGTCAAAAAGTTTAAATCAAAGGACGCTGTAGATCGCAAGCGACAAAAGAAGATAGCTGAAGAGTATAAAGCTAAGCCTATTGTAATGCAGTGGAAGGGTTCGGAACCTATTAATATGGTTAAGAACAAAGATGTTTGTGCAGATGTTACTCAATTTGCCTGCTGGCGTCCAGATATCTATCTTGATTTAGGTTGTGAGGCCTGTATACTAAAAGACAATTGCGCTTGTCCTATTAAGAATTTTAAGCGAAAACCTCATGATAGACGACCTAAAAAAGCTAAAAGTATTTGATCGGATCACTTTTTACGACGATAAACACTCGTATAAAATTGACGGTCAACCTTCTGCTAAAGTATCCGTAACTGGATTAGTTAATACAGTCAAAGAAGCCTTTGACGAAGATAAGTGGGCTAGTATCAAAGCCAAAGAATTTGGCTTTTCCCCTGAAGAGATGAAGCTCGTTTGGAAGAAAAATAACCAAATGGCTACATATCAAGGTTCAACTCTTCACAACTATATTGATAACTTTTATCAGAACAAAGTTAAACCTTACGATAGAGATTTAGCAAAAGCTATTCTCGGGGATGTTTTACATGATAAGATGTATGGAAATCTTAAAGTTCTTGTCAAACAGTTCATGAACTTCTATAATGATACTAAGGACTACATTATACCTATTAAGAATGAATTTGTTGTTGGTGATTTGGAAGACACTAGAATCTGTGGTATGCTTGATATGCTTGTGTATAATTCAGAGACTGAAAAGTACGAAATTTTTGACTTTAAGACTAACAAAAGATTTAGTATGGTTTCTAAATTCGAAAAGAAACTTCAACCCCCTTTACAGCATCTTGATGAGTGTGAACTAAATATTTACTCATTACAGCTATCATTATATAAAATTTTTATACAAAAGTACGCGAAGATTGAGATAGATAAACTTAAAGTTGTTTGGTTTTCAGTTAATAACGAAAACTACAAGATAATCGAACTAGATTATCTTCAAAATGAATGTCTAGCTTTAATGGTTGAATACTTAACCAATAACCCTGTCCAGCAAGAAGTAGCCGAATAGTATTGTAATATAAAAAACAGGTGTTAATAAAATTGATCCGTAAATACAAGCAGCACCAATACTGAGCCATACACCTAAACATAGCGGGCAAGTAATTAACGCTACTAAAAATCTACAAATAGAGCATTTAAACAGTGTTCTTGATTTTACATACAAATACTGTGTAAAAGTAAGGTTATTTGGGTCTTTATCATAACCTAAAAGAAGACAGCTCAGACCTAAAAGTTTACTATATTCTACAAAAGCAGCTGATTTAAACCATACAATCATAATTGTAAGTACTAAACACACTAAGTTTACAAAAAGTAGTAAATCTCCCATAAATATACTTATAATACATTATGAAATTTGATAGTCTTTATAAAACAGTATTTCTTACCGAACAAGACGAAGTAGCTTTACCGGAAGATGATCTTGCACCTGTAGCAGACGAAACACCTACACCAGAAGCTGAATCAGATGGAATTCCAGTTCCTGATAATTACGACGTTGAGCCAGCTCCCGTTGCTCAACCAGCTGGAGATGCTGGTTCTATTAAAAATTTCATTATGAAATTAGATGAATTTGCTGATACTTTAAACGGTGTTGACACTGGCTCATTACAGCAAATGGTAACTGATATGGATAGAGCCGGATCTTTGTTTCAAGGCATTTCTCGTGAAACATCTTCAGATATTATTAAATTAGCTGAACAGTCAAGGCAGTTATCTGAAATTCTTAAGGGCTTTATTATCAACTCTGCTAAAAGACAGAGAGATATTGCTGCTGGCGCCTAAGCCTATATAATAAAGAGGTGGAAGGACTACCTCAAGATTACGTCATACAAGCTCTCTACTCTTACTGTAAGAGACCAACATACAAGAAGTATCAAAGAACGTATAACGCAGAGTGTTGTGTATGCGGGGAAGGTAGCTCAGCCGGTCGTAAGCGTCGTTTATTTTACTTTCCCGACGATCGTTATTTTTATTGTTTTAACTGTTCTAAGTCTTGGAACGAGCTTTCATGGATACATGAAGTAACAAAGAAAACTATTCCTGAGATTTTAAAAGAGACAAAAAACTTTCACGGATCAGCTGAAATACAAAATAAAATAGCTAAACAAAGTGAAGCTGTAAAGGTATACGAAATACCCTCAATACCTGATGATTCTATTGACATCTGTGACTCTAAACAGGTTGAGTTCTATAAAGATAATAATTTTGTTAAGAAGGTAATTGATTACTGTCAAACAAGAAGATTGTTCAGTGCTGTTAATAAGCCAAAATCTTTATATGTTTCTTTTAAAGATAAAGTACATAAAAATAGACTTATAATTCCTTTTTATGGAGAGTCGGGCAAGATAGAGTCTTATCAATCAAGAACACTCGATGGAGACACATATCCAAAATATCTAACAAAGTACGGAGAGAAGAGCCTTTACGGCGAAAACAATATAGATAATAACATTCCCTATATCTTTATCTTTGAAGGTCCTATTGATGCTATGTTTGTTAAAAATGCCGTAGCCGTCGGTGGGTCCTCAATGACCGATAAACAAGAAGCTTTTATTAAGAAATGTGTCGATAAAGAAATTATCTATGTTTACGATAACGATAAAAACAATAAAGAGATGTCTAAGAAGATTAAAAATCTCATTAAACAAAATAAAAAACTCTTTATATGGCCTAAAGAACTTAAGAAGTATAAAGATGTTAACGAAATTTGCTGTAACCTCTGTTTAGACGAACTGCCTTACAAATTTATTGTACAGAACTCCTACTCTGGAGTTGAAGCTTTAATGAAGCAAAAAATTACTTGAGATTACTTACACAGAAGTTAATAGCCTTTAAGAACTTATCTTTGTAATTGCGAATTGGTTTAACCTCGACTTCAGTCTCAGCTTCTTCAATCATTTGAAGTCTAGTGAATTCTTCTTTAAGAGACTTAAGAAACTTTTCTGAAAATTGTATCTGTTTAGGGTAACGAACCCTTGTAACAACTTTCATGGTTGCAGGGAAAAAACTTTCACAAATTTGATCGAACTTTGACATTATTGAGGTCCTCCATAAAGAGAATGGCCTGACATACCCCAAATTGCTTGAGCTGCTTGTTTAGCATAGTTTAGTCTTTCTTTAGTGCCAGTCGATGTTCTTGCAAAGTAAGCCATATCAGTTAATGCTTTATATAAAGCTCTAGCTTCATTAGAAGGGTCTTTTGCAATCGTACTTAAAACATATTTGACTCCAGGTAAGTACCCACTTTCTCCGTCATCTATAAATGAGGTATAATCGGGGTCAATTGTATTACCAACTTGATTAGAAATTTTTTCTATTTGTTCAGCAGGTAAACCACTCGTTACTTGAGATTGATTTTGTTGTTGAGCATGTTTTTTCTGTGCACTACTACGTATTGCACTGTCCTGCCAATTAGAATGTCGTTGAGGTGTTTGTTGTACTTGTGGTTGACGTTGAGCTGAAGGTTTCCAACTCGATTGAGGTACATCTTCTGTTAATATATTATCAATATAGTTATCAAACTTATTAAGACTTGCGTTCACTGGCTGTTTTTGTTGATTTTGTGAATTTAAAGGTTTTCCTTGTGTACCTAAAAGATAAATGTAATACTCATAAGCTAAAACAGCAATATTTAACAAATTATTAGCGGAAATATCTTCCACCATTTTACTAAAATCTCCTGAAACTTTTTTAGGCCATAAACGATCTTTTAACCACCCGCCAGGATTTTTTTTAAAATCTCCTTGTTTATAACCTGTATATTTTTTAAATTGATGTAAGACAGGTGTTATAACACTTTTATTAAAAGGTCTAACCAACCCCTTAATACCCATTAACCGATCTAGTATAGGTATTCGCTTGGCAATAATTTTAGTAATTGCAGAATGTATTGTATCAGAGCCTAAACTCTGTATAGCAGTTTGAGATAATTTATTTGTTTCGTTAACTAAATTAAGCCAAGCTCTATTAACCTCAGGGTTGCCTGGTGAATATTCTTGTAAATTAGTTGTATTTTTAATATCTGCAGCAATCTTATTAAAAATAGGATCATATATTGCAGGGTTTTGTAATATTATATTGATTATATCTGTTTGTGTGAATTTTCTTTTATTATCATCTTCTATTTTCGCATACACTTGCGCAAATGCATCGATAAAAGGTATATAACCGAGAGTGGTATATTTAGCTGCTAAATATTTGCCGCCCGTGACTATATTAGCCGCTTTTAGAGCTTCACTTATATTTGGTGTTTGCCCGTACTGAGTAGTATATGCATTAACTAACTCCATAAACCCTGCTGATTTTTTTATATTTTCAGCGTCATTACCACTAAATGACTGTACTGGGGCAGGAGGTGTTGCTGGAGTAATTCCTTGTGGTTCTTGCTCTAAAAGAATATCAGATACTATATCTGTAAAATTGAACATAGGGTTTGTATTATTATTTAATACAAATCACATACCAGCTAGCAAGGATCCGTCTTCTTCATCAAAAAACTTACCAGACGGTTTAATATACATAGGTATTTGCTCAATACGCAAATCAGGAGGTCCTTCAAGAGTTATAACAGCAGGACAATCTTCTTTAGGAAAGAATATACCTGCATTTTTTTCATACGTATTAACAACGGCTCTAAAAAGATTATCAATCTCTTGACGATAAACTGGATCTAAAGCACGGCCCTTTTTAGGTACTATTGCTATTTCTTCTCTTAACGGAATATAAAATATAATGTCGAAAACTTTAATAGCTTCATAAGCAATGCGCTTAGTGTCCATTATAAATTCATCAGATACTTTACCTTTTTCATTGAGCCAAAGCGAATAAACAATGTTATCAATAACACAGCGATCAAATACTAAAAAATTATCCCCTTTTGCAATAGCTTTTTGTGTATCGTCAATAATTGAGTTAAGAATAGCTTTTTGAGATTCTGCTGTACCTTCTTCGTTATTAGTAACTTTACCGGTTTTAATAAGTTTGCGATATGTTGATTTAACCTCTTTATACATTGGCCAACGTTTGCAGAATTCTTTAATTAGTGTACTCTTACCATTGCACTGCGGTCCCATTATTGCGATTTTCATGTTTATACCTTAAGGGCTTTATCGTAGATTACCAACTGTAATCTCGGAGAAAAATTAACATGCATAGCTTTTGCATACTCTGCTACTGCAGGTGCATTCTGTACATGCTCTTCTCTTGAGCCACAGCAAGGCATAAACCAAATACGATGTAAAGGTACATTAATACCTTCATAATCATTGACATACTTGCGCCAAATTTCTTCAATGTCTTTGTCAGATGTAACAACAAATTTAAATCCAGAACCATGTTCTACATGCCATTTAAGTACTTCAGATTTATAAGTCTTTTCTTCAGGATCTCCATTAGAAGAAAGCTTAGGTGAGGTAGTAAATGTAGCTCTATATAATTCTCTCCAAGCTTTTGAAGGTATTAAGGTAGCATTAGTTTCAAAGTCAATGCGAGGAATAAATCCATATTTTTCTACAAAGGCTTCAATAAACTTAAGAAGCTGCTTTTCTTGAATAAGCGGTTCACCACCTGTTAGCTTTAAAATTGCTCTGTTACGAAGATGTTCAACATAGTTATTATCTTCCATCATCTGAAATATTTCAGCAAAAGTTTTTTTATTCTTTACTGACCACGAGACAAAAGAGTCACATCCGTTCGGTGAATCCGGAGAAGCGAAGCCAATACACGAGAGGTTGCACATTGACATACGCATAAACACAGAAGGCTGACCAATAAACTCACCTTCACCTTCAATAGTATAAAATACTAAATCATCCGACAAGAATAACGTTTCTTTATTAATATCAATCATAAATTAACCTCCAATAACAAATTTAAAAAGTAATGAACAGATCACAATGGCCACCCATCCCAAAGGGTTTAAAAATAATAGATAAAAAGCGCAAAAAATCAAGACAGCTACTAAAGATAAAAACTGCCATAAACTTCCCCAAAAACCGCCATTATCGTTCTTGGGGATAATTTTTTCAAATTTTGCGTTTATAATTTCAAGCTGATCTTTCATAAATTGCACTATTAAGTTCGTGTTCCCAAACTTCTACTTTGTTAACCCAGCAACGTCCTACGGACATTTCTCTAATCATCGGATCAACTGTTTTGTGACACCATTCAGCTGTCTTTTCAATTCCCACTCCGTCCATAATACGAAGCTGGCAGCCGCCAATCTGATCTAATTCTTTAAAATGTTCAAGTAACGGATCGTCTTTAGCAATACAGAGTGTATGATCAAACTGATCTTGTAGTACCTTTTTAACTTCTTTTAGACCACCAAAGTTAATAACCCAGTTTTTATCATCCAAGCCCGTACACCCAAACCAAAACTTAGCCATAAGCCGGTACCCGTGAACGTACTTGCAATGTGTACCTTCAGCTCTCCATTGCCTAAAAGCACAAGAGCCAAGTTCAATTATTTTAGTTGATATAAATTTAACCATTAAGCCTGCTGTAAAGGAACGACATTAAGGTCATCTTTAAAGAAATTAAAGACAGATTGTGTCCAATCGTCTTCGTAATTTTCTTCTTGATAAAAGACTATGTTGTTTAGTTTTGTTGAGCCGTTTAATTCTGTTTTAACTTTCTTGGACAATGAAACCATCTTGTTAATATCTTTTTCGTCCCAGTCAGCTCCGACGTTAACAGAAGAAGCAAACAAAAGGGCCTCAATAACCATGTTTGCCTCATCTTGTTTGAGTTCTAGTGTTATGGTACTACTATTTTTCATATAGCAGTATTATACTGACTCTAGAACTTATTTCAACTTTTTATTAAACAAGTTATAGATACTAGGATCAAACTTACCGTAAAGGTCTACAATAATTTGCTTTCTTTCTGGTTCTGAAACGTGTTTATACATATCTCTAATTTGAGATGCGCTAGTAATGCTTTTACCTAATACTTTAAAAGGAAACGTTTTGCCCACTTTTATGTAACCATTTTTGCCCATGGGTTGAAGTTGTTCTGTACCTTCGTATTTTTGAAAATAGCTTGGTGACCCGTCTTTTTTTGGTTTATAAGAAAATCTATCCACATCTTTAGCTGATACTACATAAATTAAATGATCTTTAGTATCGTTATATTGTTTTGTTATTTCTACAGCAACGTACGGGGAAATTACCTGCATAATTCTATTACCAGGGATACCAGCTTTTTCTAATAAAAATTTACGTTCTTGAAAATTAAAAGGTGACTTTTCATCAACTTTATTTGT